AAAACCAATTAGTCAGGAGCTTGCTGATCAGTGTCACTATAGACTAGAGTTAGATGACCGCGGAAACATTGCTTATGACATTGTAGGAATCAAGGGACATGGGGTAGTTGCAATTGATACAAGCCCCTGGCGTGCCTATGAGCACATAGAAAGATTAGAACACATCTGCAAGATAGTACTTGCATCAGGAAAATATTAAATGAGCAAACAACAATATAACTTAAACACAAAGACAGACTACTTAAATCGCAAGATGTTTCTTGACCCTGCAGGCCCAGTTACTATCCAACGCTTTGAAGAAGTAAAGTATAAAAAGATTGCAGACTTTGAAGCTACTGCACGTGGTTTCTTTTGGCAACCAGAAGAGATTAGTTTGACTAAAGATTCAAATGACTTTAAAGATGCTAGTGATGCTGTCAAGCATATCTTCACTAGTAACTTGCTACGTCAAACAGCACTTGACAGTTTACAAGGTCGTGGACCAAGTCAGATCTTTATGCCTGTGATCAGCTTACCAGAATTAGAAGCACTAGTTTATAATTGGACATTCTTTGAAACTAACATTCACTCAAAGAGCTACAGTCACATTATCCGCAACATCTACAATGTGCCAAAGGATGTGTTCAACACAATCCATGATACTAAAGAAATTGTTGACATGGCTAGTTCAGTAGGTAACTACTACGAAGCCCTACATCAAATCAATTGCCGTAAACAACTTGGTGAAGAAGTCACTGAAAAAGAACACATCAAAGCCATATACATGGCACTACATGCAAGTTATGCACTAGAGGCATTCCGCTTTATGGTGAGCTTTGCCACAAGTCTTGCTATGGTAGAAAATAAAATCTTCATAGGTAATGGAAACATCATTAGCTTGATCCTACAAGATGAATTACTACACAAAGGATGGACAGCTTACTTGATTAATCAAGTGGTCAAAGAAGATCCACGTTTTGCACAAGCCAAGACTGAATGTGAAGCTGAGGTCTATGCACTATATATGGATGTAATTCGTGAAGAAAAAGAATGGGCAAATTATCTGTTTAAGAAAGGACCAGTTATTGGTCTTAACGCTAATATTCTTCGAGACTTTATGGACTACACCGCAGTAGGTGCCTTAAAAGAAATTGGTATCAAGTACACTAGTCCTGCACCAAAGTCAACTCCAATTCCTTGGTTCAACAAGCACGTTGACACAAGCAAGAAACAAACTGCCTTACAAGAAAGTGAATCAACAAACTATGTTATTGGTGTAATGAGTGAAGCATTAGACTATGACGCTTTACCATCATTATAAGAGAGAAATATGATTACAGTATATTCAAAAAATAACTGTCCATTTTGTGACAGAGCAAAAGCCCTATTAGAAAGTAAAGGTGTTCCATTTAAAGTGATTAAGATGGAAGACGAGCCCGATGCACGTGAGTTCCTTGTGGACCAGGGATTAAGATCAGTACCACAGATTTTTAAAGATGGCATTTTGTTGCCAGGTGGCTATCAGGGACTAGCAGACAGAGACGAAGAATTTTTTACAACACTAAAAGGTTAATATGATTATAGATAAAGGCGTGATGACGGGCGAAGTGGTTACATTTAAACTAACTAGCGGAGAAGAACTAGTAGCAAAACTAGTAGATGACGGTCCTATGCACTATAGACTAAGTCGTCCAATGGTTATTGCTATGGGTCCAAACGGTCCAGGCCTAATGCCCTACTTGTTTACAGTCAATCCTGACAAAGAAGTCAAACTAGCTAAAAATACAGTTACAGTTGCAGAAGCCACTGATGCTACATTTGCCAAGCAGTTCTTAGAACAGACTAGCGGAATTAAGCTGGTATAAATATTGTTATAGATTAGGAGAAGCAAATGTCATTAACTACAATAACAACAGCGTTTCCGCCAGGCGGAAGTGGAACTATTACTATTACTGATACTACTGCCGCGGCTATTATAGCACAGACTGCGGCTAATGAATTGTTGTGGGGAAATGCAGGACTAATAATTCCAGGATCTCCGATTGCAGTTATGAGTGCGACTCAAGGTACACTTAATAATATATACGAACAGTTGAAAGCAATGGACAGTAAATTAGAATCCGTTGTAGGACAAGTTACTGATTTAAATGGTCAAATGGAAAAGTCAAGGACCGGGTTGGCCAGTATATCAACGCACATGAGTCAACAAACAGTTCTAGCAAAATTAAACTATTTAGAAACAGCTAAGAATAATGCATTTACACAAGAAACTACACAAAATTCATTAAAAGATGCAGGCAAGCCGCCTACAGTAGTAACACCACAGGCGTTTGTTGCAAAGGTCCAATCAACACTACAAGAATTAACAGTAATAAATGCACAAACTAGTATTGTAACTACAATTTCAGACTATGCCACTGATACAATTAATACTGCCTTTACAGAATCATTAGCTTGGGCGGCAAAAACTGAAGTGGGCGGTTGGGTTGTTACCCAATATGGCAGAGTGAAAGGATTCCTAGCTGGATTATTCACTGCCGAAAAGGCTAAGGAAATTGCCCGCGATGTTAATCAAAGTGCTTTGAATGTCAGAGGTGGAAACCCTACTAACTTAGGTTAAAATATGCCAAGCGTAGCTAGACAAGACGTTGATGTTGCCGGCAATCAAAAATTAGTTGAAGGCGCACAGTCGGTACTGGTCAATAACCGTCCAGCAGTATTGATCGGCTCAGCTAATGCCAAAGGTGCCACTGTTATACGAGGCTCAACTACTGTCAGCGCAGAAAATCGACAACTTGCGCGAGTAGGTGACGCCATGTCAAACGGCACTAACATAACTACTGGTAGTCCAAACGTATTTGCCTACGGTGATGATTATTCACACGAAGCTGTAAAACGTACACTAACAATCCCAGAAGTGAAGGGGCTTGTTGCTAGTACTGTAGTTGCAAAAGTTGATCAACTTGCAGTTATAGTAGGACTTTCAAACAAAGGTGATGTGCCAGTTGCGGCAGCAGTAGGGTTACCTGCACCACCTGCCACTACTGCTTTGATAGATTGTCCAATCGATAACCTAAGCCAGACTGATAAATTTTTAAAACTAAGTCGCACACTTGATCAATTACTCTACGAGGCGGCAAATGGTCGTTGGAAAGAAAATGGTAGTAATAATAAAATTATTAATTGTTATAAAAGTGTAGGATTTAATATTAACGGAGACAGTACTGCTTGGTGTGCGGCATTTGCAGGTTGGGTATTAAAGATGTGTTGTTTACCAGCAAAAAAAACTCTAAGTAGTTTGGAGTACAGAGGATATGGTACTTCCGTTCCATTAGGGGATCCTTCTAAATGGAGATTAAATGATGTTGTTATTTTTACAAGAAAGGGTGGCGGTCACATTGGATTCTTTAGAGGCTATAATCCCACAACGGGCGCACTGAAAATATTAGGCGGCAATCAGGGAGACAATCTAAGCGAAACAGAATTTAAAGCACCGTGGCCTAGCCAAGTTGTCTATGTTGGTAGAAGTTGGCAATTACCTCCAGAATATAACGTAACAGTTACTACTGCGCCAATCGGGCTAGATAAGTCGGGCCGTTTAACTGCGTTCACAGATCCAAGATCCTCCCTATATGTACCACCAACAGGTGGCACTTCGAGCGTTAAGGTCACATAGTTGACATCTAGAAATATAGACTGTATAATATACATATGAATATATTTTTAGACATGGATGATGTGGTAGCTGATTGGCACGGTCGCGCCCAAGAGATCCTTAAATTACGTGTAGTCAAAGACAGTGATCGTATTCCCCAAGCAGAATGGGACAAGCTCAAAGAAGATATACGCTTCTATAAGGACTTGCCCGTAATGGAGGGCGCACACGAACTAGTGGATATGTGTAAGCAGTATATTGCTCAAAATCCTCAATATACTTTGAGATTCCTTACTGCATTGCCACATGACTACTCCATGCCTTTGGCCGTGTATGACAAAGTGCATTGGGGAGATCAGCACTTTCCAGGTATCCCAGTCACAATTGGTCCATTCAGTTATGACAAGTGGCGTCACTGTAAAAATGCCGGCGACATCTTGATTGATGACCGTGTGAGCAACTGTGAAGAATGGGAAGCTCGCGGCGGCATTGCACACAGATATACCACATGGGAGGCTTGTAAGCCATGGTTGGAAGAAACACTTGGCGTCTATGGGCAAAAGCCCTAGGTGAAAAATCAGGCACAACAGATGCCGAAGCAGACCGCATAGCAGTTATTAGAACTGTTATTGTTCTCTGCTACGTTATTACCAACTTGTTTATTATTGCAGGTGTGGTTAGGCATTGGTAAATACAATACGGAGACATATTATGATTACAATTACAGAAAACGCAAACGCAGAAATTGAAAAACTTCTAGTAGAAAATGAAGAGCCGTTTCTACGAATAGCTATTCAAGGTGGTGGTTGTAGCGGATTTAGCTATGCTTTTGACTTCGATCAAACTAAAAATGAAGACGATTTTGAGTTTGGAAAAGTCATAGTTGACTCTATGAGCGCACAATATCTCCAAGGTGCTACATTAGATTTTACCGAAGATCTAATGGGAACTAATTTCAGCATTGATAATCCAAATGCACAGACCAAGTGCGGTTGTGGAAGTAGCTTCTCAGTATGACCATGCACTTTATCAAGTATCTTAAAGAGGATGCCGACGGCAGAGAACTTGTTCAAAGCAAACTAAAGTTTGATAAGAACGAGTTAGAACCTGTTATGAGCAAAGCAACTCTTGACTATCACTTTGACGGATTGGCCGCAAAGTATTTTGAAAGATACAATAAAGGTGAAGGTGACTCAAAGTTCAACTACGGTGGAGCAACACTACACAACTTGTTCTTTGCTGGACTTACTCCCGCAAGAGCCGCAAATAAGCCCACAGGTGATAGTGCAGAACTTATTGATGCAGTCTACGGTAGTTTTGAAAAGTTTAAAGAAGCAGTAGAAAAAGAATTTATGGCCGCACAGGGATCAAATTGGGTTTACATGGATCCAGGTGGCAAGTTACATACAATACACAATCACGAATACACAAAGGGCATGAGTATTGCTCTATTGATTGATGCTTGGGAACATGCATGGGCCCTAGACTATCAACAAAATAAAGTCAAGTATCTAGAAAATATTTGGCGAATTATCGATTGGTCAGTCGTAAATGACCGATTACAAGGAAGATAAAAATGGCATATAGCGATAAAGTAATAGACCACTATGAGAATCCGCGTAATGTGGGTTCATTTGGCAAGGAAGAAGAAGGTGTTGGCACAGGTATGGTTGGCGCCCCTGCCTGCGGCGATGTGATGAAACTTCAAATTAAAGTTAGTAAAGATGGAATTATTCAAGATGCAAAATTTAAAACATACGGGTGCGGATCAGCAATTGCAAGCTCAAGTCTTGTTACAGAATGGGTCAAAGGCATGCACGTTGACCAGGCGTCAGCTCTTAAGAACAGCGACATCGCCGAGGAGTTGGCTCTTCCACCTGTTAAAATCCATTGCTCAATCCTTGCCGAAGACGCAATAAAAGCCGCAGTAGCAGACTATAAGGCCAAACAAAATGATCTCGTTAACTGATCACGCGGCTGTAAAAGTTCAGCGCCAACTAGAACGCAGAGGCAAGGGTCTTGGATTACGAGTTGGTGTGAGAACTACTGGCTGTAGTGGATTGGCCTACATCCTCGAGTATGTTGATAGTATAAATCCAGAAGATCAATGTTTTGAATCAAAAGGATGTAAACTATTTGTTGATCCAAAAAGTCTTGCCTATGTGGCAGGTTTGGAAGTAGATTGGGTTCGCAACGGACTCAATGAAGGATTTGAATTTGCCAATCCAAATGAACGTGATCGTTGCGGTTGCGGTGAGTCGTTTCGCGTCTAAACCAAAATAACTTGACAAGTAACAACAAAGACTATATAATAGTTCTTATGTGTTTAACTTTTGGAGAAATATTTTGAGTATGCATCTTGAAGGTCCGTGGCTTAGCACCACTGGCAAAAAGAAAGGCAAAAAGAAGTTTGCATCAGCTGAACATGCAAGAAAGGCTAGAGCTTTGGAAGAATCGTGGAAAGACCTGCTCAAAAGGCAAGGTATAGAGCAAGAGGAAAAGAAACGTGGTCGTGCTATGAGTGCGCCAAGTTTGAGTGGCAGTTACAGTTTGACCATTCCCGAGGGTCGAAATACTACTGCACATATTAAGAGTGTAGACACTGGTTTGGGCAATGCTACCCTTAAACCAGCTAAGGTTTATACTGGTACCAAAGTAAAAGGTATTGCAACCATGCATAAGAGCAATGCAGTGCCTGTTTTCTCAGATGAGGAAGCCGTTGATATCAGCAAAATGCGTAGATAACTCAGTGGGATTCTGGGCTAACTACTTAACCCGCCCAAGAAAAGTTATGAATTTTTTGGGAACAGGAAGTTTTATAGTTTTTTAACTTCCTATGTGCTATTGCTTTTGGCGCATTAACTAAAAGGAGAAACTTATGGAAAAATCCATACGTATGTTTGTACTAGGTTTGAGTTTATTATTGACTGCTATTTTTGTGCAGACTATTACTCAAACCAAATTGGCTAAGTTAGATCAAACGGCATTATTTGTCACTAACGATGTAGTCACTATTAAAGATCGCGAGCGCCAGTTAGACTGTCTTGCTCGTAACATATACCATGAAGCGGGTCACGAGCCCTTCGAAGGTAAGGTCGCTGTAGCACAGGTAACTATGAACCGTGCCGCCGACTCAAGATTTCCAAGTGATGTCTGCGGAGTTGTATTCCAAAAGAACGTCTTTATGGAAAAAGTAGTTTGTCAGTTCAGTTGGTACTGCGATAGCGCAGTCAAACTAAGACCAGTGAACGGACCAGCTTATAAAGAGAGCTATGAAGTAGCCAAAAAAGTTCTGCTAGAGGGTTTTAGACTTGACATCCTAAAAAATGCCATGTACTATCATGCAGATTACGTAAATCCAAGATGGGGTAAGCCAAAGATTGGACAGATTGGTCGACACATCTTTTATAGGGATATTTGATTATGGAAAAGTTTTTAGTACATTTTGAGAAGTTTGTAACAGGAATGAAAACATTCTTTGCAGAGCAGTTTAGTCATATCAGTGCAGAAGCAATCGGTTGGGTAGCCGTATTAGTTTTGCATTGTGCAACAGTCCCAACTTGGATTGCTGTAATGAAAGGCTTAACTGATAAGATGCCAGGAGTGGACATTATTCTTATGGTTTGGACAGCCCTAGTATTACTGTTCATCAAAGCCATTTTGAACAAAGATATGCTTAATATCATTACTATTGGTTTGGGCTTTGCGCTTCAAGCTACCTTAATGGCGCTGATCTTTATCAAATAAATTTGAATAGCCAAAAGCACTTGACACCTCCTTCGGGAGGTGTTATACTATGTACATAGCGAGAAATTGCTATACTTTTAATACACACAGAAAGGCACTATTATGCAAGGCACATTTACTAAGGCACTTTTGGTAGCATCCGTAATTGGATTGACTGCTTGCGGTTCAATGAAACCCATTGAGGAACGAAAAACTTTTGCACAACCTAGTTGGTATTCAGATTGTGCCCAAGCTGGAACTGAAGGTTGGTTCTGGTGGGAAAAAGAATATGCGTATGCCTGCGGCGCAGGTGAGTCAGTTTACCTACAGGCCGCAGAAGAACAGATGTACGCTATCGCTATGAATAACTTTGCCAAGCGCATCAATGGTAAGGTTAACTCAGAAACTGAAATTGCTATTGTTAACGATAAGAAGACAACCAAAACTATTATCAGTTACAAAGTTTCGGATACTGCTATTCGTAGACACTTGCAACGTGAAATGGGTCAATTCACAATGGGTGGGAAACACTATACCTTTGTGCGTTTGAAAATCCAAAAGAATGACTTTGATCAGTTGATTGCTGAAGCCAAAGGCAACTAAGATGATCAAAGCTATTACATTAATAGCAGTGGTCTTTTTGGTAGGGTGCTCAAGTGTGCCACAGTCTACTAAGATTGGTAGTAACCAATACTGCTACACTAGTCAGACTGTGCAGACTGTGAACAAAGAATCTGTTACCAGCACTACTACAGTTAAATGCTCAGATGATCCGGTAGAACAGTACGTTCCGGCAAAGATGGGTATTGCCAAAGATTGTACTGAAAGCTATATCACAATGAATTTAGGTGGACAGACCGTCCGGGAGAAGTTACATGTTTGCAAGAAACACAATGGCACGTTTACTGTTGTCGACTCTAATACTTTCCGCTAGTGCGGCACATGCTGTTACTACTGTACCGTTGAGTGCAACTGCTGGCGTTAGAAACGATTATATTGAAACTAGCAGTATTTTTGCATTACTTACTAATGTCTATAAACAGGCAAGCGGCACCCTATCTAGTGAAGATCAAAAGCAACATATCAAAACTGTTATTTTTGCGGCTTCAAATCTAGAAACAGGTTCTGTAGCTGAATGGACCAATCCGGCTAATGCTACTGCTGGTCGTGTAAAAATAGTAATGACCAAACCTGTACAAGGCGGCTATTGCCGTATGCTGTTTACACAGGTAGAAAAAGATAACGTGATAAGGGACTACACTGAATGGGCTTGCAAAACAATGGATAGTAAGTTTTGGACCTTCAGTGAGCGATAAATACTTATTATGATATTTTCAATTTTACTAGCTCTCTCAGGATTAACATTAAGTGCAGTAGCAATCTATTATTCAGTGATAGGACTAACGTCAATATTTGCGGCCGCATTTTGGCCTGTTGTCGTTATGGGCACTACATTAGAAGTATCCAAACTGGTAGCTGCCAGTTGGTTAAAAGCACATTGGTCTCAAATACCAAAGCTGATGAAAACCTACATGAGCATAGCTGTTATAATATTGATGTTTATTACCAGCATGGGAATCTTTGGCTATCTATCAAAAGCACACTTAGATCAAAATATTGTTAGTGGGGATGTACAATCAAAGATAAGCATATATGACGAAAAGATTAAAACCGCGAAAGAAAATATTGAGAGTAACCGTAAACAACTTAAACAGATGGATGAGGCAGTGGACCAAGTTATGGCACGAAGCCAAGACGAAAAGGGAGCAGACAAGGCCAACGCTATCCGTAAAAGTCAGTCCCGCGATCGAGTTGCTCTTGCCAAAGACATTGAAGCCAACCAGAAGCTCGTTATACAACTTAACGACGAGGCCGCACCAATTCGTGCAGAAGTACGCAAAGTTGAAGCAGAAGTCGGTCCTATAAAATATATTGCGGCATTAATCTACGGTGATAATCCAGACCAAAATATACTAGAAAAAGCAGTCACATGGGTCATCATGATCATTGTGTTTGTGTTTGATCCTTTGGCAGTCTTAATGCTGTTAGCCGCTCAAATGACTTGGGCATGGCGAAAAGAAAATGCGGAGGGTGACAGCCCACCAGGACCGGTTGCTGATATAGTCTCCTCGGAACCCACTGTCACAGAATCCAGTAATGATCCTGCATACGAACAAGATGATGGCCCACTAACTGAAGAACAAATTGACCAAATACAAGAGCTTGCCAAAGAAGACTTACCCCAAGGTGAGTTGATAGTTAAAGATGAGTTATTTCCAAAAGAAGAACCAGTTGAAACTGTAGACAGCACAATGCCAGTCGCTGATATTGATGCTTGGAACAAAATGATCGAAGCCGCAGAAGCTGAAGTTGCTAAAGAAAAAGAATCTACATTACAAGAACGTTTGGCCACAGGCGAAACATATATAGACGGTCAAGGCGAGGAAGTCGCTCTAGATGAAGGCACAGAGTTCCCATCGAACCCAACTAAGGGTATGAAGTTTACTCGAACAGATTTCAATCCGCCAAGAGCATGTATGTTTGATGGCGCACAATGGATTGATGATGTTGAAATCGACGAGTCTAAAAAAAAGACCTACATAGTCAAGGAAGACAATCAACAAGTCAAGAAGATAGTGGAGTAAACTATGTTCAAAATAGCGAGCAAAGTGAACGCACACTTTGGCAACGTATCCAAGATAAAAAATTAAATGCAGAATAGCATAAAAATAATCACACCCCCAGATTTGATATTTGATCAAACAAACTCAATGTTACTAGTATGTCCTAGTACAGAACTAAAAAAATCCCTAGAAGAATATCTGGCCACGCATGAAGAAGCAGTTAATATCTATTTGTTCAGCAATGAAATAGATATCAAATGGTTGTTAATTACTGCAAAAATGACAGACGTTATCATTATAGATATTGATAACTGTGGATCTAATGTTAGCCACTTTCTAGGCTACCTTTTGACTCTGCCTAATACATATTATAAGTGTGAGCACATGCAGGTGCAATGGGATTTAATAAATCAAAATAGATTTTTTGATTTTCCAAATATATCAAAGGACTCAAATGAGAGAGAATCAGTACAATAAGTTTATAGGTAATACGGTTTTTGTAAAAGACGGAGAGCCTATTGAACGAGCATTACGCAAGTTTAAAAAGAAAGTCCAAGACAGCGGACTTCTAAACGATTTACGTGCCCGTGAGTTTTATGAGAAACCCACTACAGAACGTAAACGTAAAAAGTCAGCCGCAAAAAACCGTTGGCAAAAAGAGTTAGCCAAGCAGTCCCTACCTAAGAAAATGTATTAAAATGAATCATCAAGAAAAAGAAGTGATGGACATTCTTCAAGAGGAATGTGCAGAAGTAATCCAAGCTGTTAGTAAAATTAGTCGTTTTGGACTTGATAACTTTAAGCCCGGAAAACCTAAAACTAATAGACAGCACTTAGAAGAAGAACTGGGCGATATGCTAGCTATGATTGATATACTACAACGTATGGAAATCGTTAGCTGGACAAATATTGAAGCCGCACAAGTAGCTAAGATTGAAAAGCTAAAGTTGTGGTCCAATATTGAAAATCTCGAGACGCACTGAGATAAATAAATTTGTAGGATGCCGTAAGGGTTCTACAAAACGGGCAAGGCGCCCAAACTAAATCTTGCTTAATTTAAGGAGACAATTATGAGCAAAGTCATCGGTATCGATTTAGGTACAACAAATTCATGCGTATCCATTATTGAAAATGGAGTCACAAAGGTAATCGAAAACAGCGAAGGCGCACGTACTACACCAAGTATTGTTGCATACGCTAACAACGAAATCCTAGTAGGCGCAAGCGCAAAGCGTCAAGCAGTAACAAATCCCAAAAATACAATCTATGCGGCCAAGCGTTTAATCGGACGTAAGTTTGATGAACAGGCTGTGCAAAAGGACATCGACTTGATGCCTTATAGTATTGTCAAAGCTGACAATGGTGATGCATGGGTCGAAGTAAATGGCGACAAACTAGCACCTCCACAAATTTCAGCGGAAGTGTTGCGTAAAATGAAAAAGACAGCGGAGGATTATCTTGGTGCAACAGTTACTCAAGCAGTTATCACAGTACCGGCTTACTTTAATGACAGCCAAAGACAGGCAACTAAAGATGCTGGAAAGATCGCAGGCTTGGAAGTACTTCGTATTATTAACGAGCCTACTGCGGCAGCTCTTGCTTATGGCGTTGATAAAGCTGATAAAAGAGATAGGAAAATTGCTGTTTACGATCTTGGTGGTGGTACATTCGACGTATCAATCATTGAAATCGCGAATGTGGAAGGCGATAAACAGATCGAAGTACTAAGCACCAATGGTGATACATTCTTGGGTGGTGAAGACTTTGACCAACGTATTATGGATTTCCTTGTTGAAGAGTTTAAGAAAGAAAGCGGAGTTGATCTAAAGAGCGACATCCTTTCTTTACAACGACTAAAAGAAGCCGCTGAAAAAGCCAAGATCGAATTGTCTAGCAGTGCAAGTACCAGTGTTAACTTACCATACATCACAGCAGATGCAAGTGGTCCTAAGCACATGAACATTACGATCAGTCGTAGTAAACTAGAAAGTCTAGTTGAAGAATTAATACAACGTTCAGTGGGTCCATGTCAAACTGCTATTAAAGATGCAGGTGTTTCGTTAGATGAGATCGACGAAGTTATTCTAGTCGGTGGTATGACTCGTATGCCTAAGGTACAAGAAACAGTTGAAAAGCTGTTTGGCAAGGCACCACGTAAAGATGTTAACCCAGACGAAGCAGTTGCGGCGGGTGCGGCAATTCAAGGTGCTGTTCTAGCAGGTGATCGTAATGACGTTCTATTACTTGACGTTACACCTTTGAGCTTAGGCATTGAAACAATGGGCGGAGTGTTTACCAAATTGATTCAAAAGAACACAACTATTCCAACTAAGCACAGCCAAACATTCTCAACAGCAGAAGATAATCAACCAGCAGTTACTATTAAAGTTGGCCAAGGTGAGCGTGAGCTTGCACAGTACAACAAATCGTTAGGAGAGTTTAATCTAGAAGGTATTCCGCCAGCTCGTCGTGGTACTCCACAGATTGAAGTTACTCTTGATATTGATGCTAATGGTATTTTGAACGTAAGTGCCAAAGATAAAAATACCGGCAAAGAAAATAAGATCACTATTAAAGCCAACAGTGGACTAAGCGATGCAGAGATTCAACAAATGATTCGCGATGCTGAAACCAATGCTGAAGAAGATAAAAAGACAGTAGAACTAGTTACTGCACGTAATAGTGCAGAGGCACAAGTTCATGAAATCCGTAAGGATCTAGAAGAAGTAAAAGACAAGTTAACAGCTGAACAGGTAACCAAGATTGAAGAAGCCGCTACAGCAGTTGACGAAGCAGTCAAGGGCACAGACAAAGAAGCTATCACGCAGAAAGTCAGTGACTTGTTTGCCGCGGCACAACCATTAATGGAAGCCAAGGCACAACCTCAGCCACAAACAGGTGAATCAGAAACTGTTAATGCTGAGTTTAAAGAAACTGTTTAATAAACAGTAATACGTGGGGTGCTCGGGTGAGGCCCCACAGTCATTCTTGCTTAACTAAGGAGAAAATATAATGACTCAACTAAGAACTATCGACACGGCGGCTCTTGCCCATCTAAGTAGAGCACTAATCGGTTTTGATCGTATTTTTAGCGATGCCGAAAATCGAACACAGACTAACAACTATCCCCCATTTAATCTTGTCAAACACAGTGAAAGTAACTTTGAGATAGAACTTGCTGTTGCAGGTTTTAGCAAAGCTGAAATCACTGTGGAGATTGATCAGGATCAGTTGATCATCCGTGGACAGAAAGTAGCAGACGACTCTAAAGAATACCTACATCGTGGCCTGGCCGCTCGTGACTTTGAAAAGTCATGGACACTGGCAGATCACATGGAAGTGGACGAAGTGGAGTTGACAAACGGTATATTAAGTGTTAAAATAACACGTATGATACCTGAAGCACTTAAACCACGTTTGATTGCCATTAAGGGTTAATCGTTAACCGGGGAGAAGTAACATTCTCCCTACTAAATATTCAATAAGAGGAACGAAGATATGGCGATCACAGATCTTGAAGTAAAAATTGACGAGAAAGTCAAAACCGTAATAACTGAGCCTAAGCGTTATAAAGTTATTTTTCTAAACGATGATAAAACTCCAATTGAGTTTGTTATTGATTTATTAAAATCTGTGTTTAGACACACCGATGAAACTGCCAAAGATATTACGCTCAAAGTACACAACGAAGGGTCTGCTGTTGTTGGAGTCTATAGTTTTGAAATTGCAGAACAAAAAGGCGTCGAAGCTACTAACTTGGCTAGACAAGCAGGCTTTCCATTACAGATAAAGATTGATCCAGAATGAGTCTAAAAGAACTAACACACGAAGCGCACCGCAATGCTGAGACTCAGCCCTTTGTTAAGGTTCTATTCTCGGGCAAGATTAGCCCTAAGTTGTATGCAACATTTCTAAAAAATCAACATCCTTGTTATGAGATTTTAGAAGTATGTGCTATGCCACATGGTTTGTTAAATGATTATCCCGAGGTACGTAGAGCACCTTCAATATTATCAGACTTCCAAGAATTGTGGAATGAAGAAGATGGTAGCCCACCAATGTGCGAAGCTACTAATAACTACATCAAATATATTTTGAGTATTAAAGACGATCCTAAGAAATTACTAGCACATTTATATGTACGACACTTCGGAGATCTATCCGGTGGACAGATGATTAAGAAGCGGGTGCCGGGACAGGGTCGTATGTATCAATTTGGTGACGATCCAGATACTATCAAAACAATCCTACGTGCTAAACTAAGCGACGATCTTGCCGAAGAAGCAAAGGTATGTTTCCAATATGCCGCTGACTTATTTGCAGACATGATGCAGTTTGTGGAGCCGGCTAATGAGCAGTAATGTATGGGACACATTAATTAAAATTCAAGAATACCTTGAATCACGTTTTTATGCAACAGGCAGTATTATACACGAACCCGGAATGGATCGTTTTAATCAGCCAGGTTGGGTTAACAAAGTATGGGCCAGCAGTCGCTATCGCCGTGCCCACATTGACGTAGTAGATGCTCGTGAAACAAAAGGCCTATGGATGATGCATTGTTGCATTTTTCCACATACTCATAACCCTGCTCCAATTTTTGGCTTTGACGTTATAGCCGGTAAAAACAAGATTACTGGCTGTTTCATTGATTATAGCCCTGGCGGCGACAAAGAACATCCTATGATTGAATACTTTGGAGAAGAAGTAGGTCGATACGAATGGAACAAAAAACGCAAATTACCAGAATGGGCAGAGCGTATTTTCAGTGAGCATATGGTGGCCGCAGGCAATGTTAGCGATGAAGCTGAGTTAAAACAACTTACTAGCCTGGCACATATACTAATTAATCACTATTTAGAATGTGTAGACGAAACCAACAAAACCGCTAACGATACTACAGAATCACAGAACTATTACTGTGAGAATCAAAAGCAAAACCCACATACTCCTAAAGTTATGGTTAGTTTAGGGCTAAGTGAGGAAGATGTGCAGGTGTTTATACACGATTGTCTGTTCCCTGAAATCCGCTAAATACTCTATAACGGATTTAATATGAGAGCAAAAGAGTTTATTGTTGAAGCTAGTGGATTAAAAGCAGCCACCCCGGGCGAAATCTACGCTGACGACCAAGGTACTGAATTTAAGTTCCAGAGCTGGAATTGGCAGTTCCCTATTGACGCACAAATTTATGCGACTCCTGTAGAGTTAGAACAAGGGGTATTAGATGCAGTTGAAGGTGATCAGAATAAAATAGTCTGGTTAAATGGCCCCAAAGGCAATAAAAGTTTTGCCTATGCAATATTTGCCGCAGATACTGGCGAAGAAAAATGGATTGGTAAATTTTATAGAGCAAAAAACCCTAACAATACTATAGCCGACCATGAAGTTAAACAATTTCTAGGATTGAGCGCAGGAGGGAAAGATAAAAAATCAAGCTCTGCTGTCAAATCAGAATCAGCATTAAAGCCTGGTCAGTTAGGATTAGCTGACAATCGTTCTCGTACTACAGGGTCAGTTATTAAATTAGTAAGTAGTCACGCACAAGGGCCAATGTTAGTTGATGCACTAAATCAAGCAGCCTCTGGCGATAATATTGTTTTTGTAGGCGGTGCTAGTATGGTGTCTGCTTTGCAAGACGATTTCTGTGAAACTCTTGCACCTTTAGCAATGATAGCAGGGCATCAACAAGTAGTCGGGCAATTACAACAAGCAATTGCAGACGTATTCAAAGGCGGTGATTTAGGTGGTGCATCTATTAGTTTTCCGGTAGAACAAAATAATCCGCTAATTGACAGCTATATCATCAAGGATGGAATTTCTTTAGGTGTTAGCTCCAAAGGTAAACAAGGAGCAAAAGCAACTATTACTAATATATGGAAAGCCAAAGAAGAAGCCGCACAAAATACAACTGGTCAAGCATATATTAAAAAGTTTACTGAAGCAGTTTATATTCTTGACACTTGTAAAGAAGAAGCAGGACTTACACAACCCCTTGTACTGGCCACACGCTACAAATTAATTAGCAATGAAGAAGCCGCCGCTATGATGGAGATTATTGTAACTCCAAGGGATCCAAAATATAGATTAGCAGGCGATCCAAACATAAATCCAAATGCAGTTAATAAACAAGTAACACCTGATGATGCTAAAAAAGTACCCCCGGTACTTAGAAGAATATTTAATATGGGTGGTTACAAAGCTGGTAGCTATGTAAGTTTCTTATGTCTAGCCAGAATTGCACACCTTGTTGCCGAACACATTAATAGCGATCCAAAAATTGACTTCGGTGAAGCAATCCGTAGTTTCTTAAATAGTTCGGCAATGGTACAGGCCAAGAGTGCTGTCGGGGCTAAGGGTAGTGATGCTATGCTTAAAAGTATAAATGTTGTATACCCGCCGAACTTCCAAGAAAAAGCCAGGATCGAATCTAATGGTTATAGTGGTACCCAAGTTAAAGGAAAATTTAGTTTTAGCTTACCGTCAACTTAAAAATGTATACTTAATAAGTAATAAAAGGACACTTAGGTGTCCTTTTTCTTTATCTACTAATGTTAATATTTGTTGTTCTAGATTAAATAGTATTAGCAGATAACCGGGAGCGAACCGAATGAAAAAAATCCTAGCAACATTGGGGATAATGCTGGCCACCATAGCCACCGCAGCCCCTCTAGGTGATTACCAGTTTAAAAGTCCAAGTTTTAATGGAGTTGGATATAGTTCTCACGTGCTGACCATTGAGAATCAAGAAGCAGTAAGACAAAAGGCTCGAGATGACAAAGTACAGTCGGCATTAGACAAGGCGGCTAGTGATATTAAAAATACAAACTTATCAAAGTTTCTAAACAATTTAGAATCACGTATCTACGCACAAATAAGTCAAAACGTAGCAACGGCCATGTTTGCCAATAATAGTTGTAGTGTAGCAACTAGCTCAACATGTACCGGGTCTATCACATTCCAAGGTAGTACTATTAGTTGGTCAAGAGTAAGTGATGCTATAAACTGCACAGGATCAGCAAACGGTACTTGCATTTTATTAAATGTAAAAGATCCAGGCGGAAGTACTACATCAATATATGTTCCGTTAGAATCATTTAACATGCCAGGAAACTAAGATATGACACGTACATTATTATCATTATCTATAGTTGCTTTATTAAGTGGCTGTGCGGCAATACAAAGCACTGGCTTATCAGAAGCTGATCCAACTGTTACAACTTCCATGCGAGGTGTCAAAAAAGAGTTTGACACCATTCCTGCACCAGCCGCAGGTAAGCCAGTTAGTGTGGCAGTTTATAGTTTTGCTGACAAGACTGGACAACGTAGACCACAAGCAAACGTAGCTAGTTTAAGTTCGGCAGTTACACAAGGTGCTGAAACATTCTTAATACAGGCACTACAGGGTGTTGGACAAGGACAATGGTTTGAAGTTGTTGAACGTGTGGGCATTGATAACTTGACCAAAGAACGATTAATCATTCGTCAGATGCGTGAAGCCTATGAAGGCAACAATGCTAGACCTCTGATGCCAATGCAGTTTGCCGGCATGATCATCGAAGGTGGCATTGTAGGTTACGACACTACTGTTAACAGTGGTGGTGCTGGCATGCGTATATTTGGCATTGGCAAACAAACACAATGGAGTCAAGATACTGTTACAATTAGTGTGCGAGCAGTTAGTGTAAACACAGGCAAAGTTCTAGCAGTGGTAACAGTACAGAAAACTATTTTATCAACAGCAGATTCGGCAACAGCATTAAAGTTCTTTGATGCTGGTACACAGGCATTTGAAGCAGAAGCAGGATTAACAATTAACGAACCTGGCACTTATGCAGTTAAAGCCGCAATTGAAATGGCAGTAGTAGAGTTAATCAAAGAAGGACAACGTAAGGCAATTTGGGATTACAAATCAAATGTTCCTGTAGCTATTGCACCACCAGTAGTTGAAAAACCAGTACCGCCAGCGCCAGTCATATCATCAGAAATAAGAAAGCCTGAGGAGAAGAAAAATGAGTTGGTTCAAGCATCGCCCACCAAAGAATCCACCCCTATCCAAGAGTCACTCGCAGCCGCACCACAGCAGTCCGATGAGCGAAAAATACCTGCAGGAATCGAAGGAAAAAGTGAAACCATTAAAGAAGAAATAGTTACTAAAATAACAGCTAAACCTGAAGTTAAAAAAGCGGATGCAGATTTAAAAGTAACAGACATGCAGACAGGAGTAAAGCCAACTATAACACTGTTTGGTGAACGAGTATTAAAAGAAAATTCGTTTTTATATGCAGAAGAAAAAGAAACAAGTACCAAGAAGTGGTGGTTTGCCAAAGGTACTGTAATGAGCATTAGACAGCCAGGAACAGAAGGTTGGTGGAGAGTAACAGTAGCAGACGGTACTGACCGTGGGGGTTGGATACAGTCTAATAAGTTAGAAGACAAGAAGTAATGGTGTTGTTTTTTTTACAGTGTAAATTTTTTAACACCTAGAGGTAACGATATTTTAACAGCGGCATATAATTTCGAAAGGAGCCGGCTTAAATATTTTAAAGGGACATGGAATCCCAAAGGAGCGTACTATGTTAAACTATCATAGTATGATATGAAGATGAAAAAAAGAATGACAGGCGTTGGTGAGTTGTCGAGAAAATTACTCACAGTGGTGCTTTTAAGCGTTTCAGCCATAAGCTGGGCCGCAGATAACAGTATTTACATCGACCAAGCGGGCGATAACAGCACAGTCACGATGACACAAGATGGCGCTGGCAACAGAGTCAAAGGAATATTAACTAATGGAACAGCTGGTGCTAGTACAGACCCTGCTAAACTAGTAGGCAATAATCAAACTGTTACTGTTAACCAAGCAGGACCGAATAACGTACTTACATTAGGAGCCAACAGTACAGTTGGAACTACTGGTAAAGGTATTGATATCAACTATCAAGTTGATGTTGGCGGCAACATTGGTTTTATTAACAGTAATAATAATGGTCAAGGTGTTAGTGCTAGTAACTTGATTGATATTATTCAGTTAGGTGGTAATGCTATTGCTACAGTAAGCATGTTAGGTAATACCAATAGTCTAACTGTTAGATCTAGTGGTGGTGGTGGCAATAGTATCGTAGCTGACATTAATGCTGATAATGTTACAGCAGTTGTGGATCAAACATTAGGTGGCGGTAACGAAACTATTCTTAACCTAACAGGTAATAAGGGTAGTGTAAACATTACTAGTACCGGTGCAACTAACCTTTCTAATGTAACACAAAGCGGTGGTGGTGTAAATGGTAACGATGTTAAAATTGTTCTAGACGGTTCTGGTAACCAAACTACAGTAAGCCAAGCAGGTGTGAGCGATAACACAGTTGATTATAAAGTAATGGGATCAAACAACATTGCTAGTATTGTACAGAGTGGCGGACTAAGTATTGGTCAATATGCAAAAGCAGACATTTCTGGATCTAACAACGATATTGGTATAACACAGCAGGGTAGCGTAGATAATGTAGCTAATATTAAGATCACAGGAAGTTTTAATACTTACAGAATCTTACAGAAGAATTAAGGGGCATGAATGAAATCGTGGATAGCAATACTGTGCTTGGTTGCACTTGGTAGTTCATCTAGCCACGCGGCAATTGGTAAAGTAACAGAGCAACTTAACACTCCTCCTAGCATCCAGAGAGCAAATCAAACACTCTCTGGTGCCAAGGGCACTGGGGTGGAGATGAATGACTCCATAAAGACACAACAAGGTAAAGTAGGTATCACCTTTGAAGACGACACTCGTGTGCAGGTCAACGAAAACTCAAAGTTAGTCATAGACGATTTTGTTTACGATCCTAAATCAAAAGCAGGTAAACTTGGTGCTAAGATTGCATTAGGTACTGTACGTTATGCTAGCGGACAGATTGCTAAGAATAGCCCACAAAACGTAGCACTCAATACTCCAACAGCAACTATATCTGTACGTGGTACAGACTTTACAGCATCAGTAGACGAGCTTGGCCAAAGTACTGTTATTCTGTTACCCAGTTGCCCCGATGACCGCAATAAAAGTAGAACTAAAGACGATATAGAAAAGAACTGTAAGGTAGGAGAAATTACAGTTGAAAGTGATGCAGGAATTGTCATATTAAATCAAGCCTTTCAAGCAACACAGGTTAACAGTCGTAGTCAGCCTCCAAGCCGTCCTGTAATACTAAACCTAAGCGAAGATGCCATTGGCAATATGCTGTTGTTAAGTCCACCTAAAGAACTTAAAGAAGCTGGCAAGAATGATAAAGGCAATAATAAAAGTTATCTAGACGTTGATTTCTTAAAAGAAAAAGGACTAGAAAATGCTCTTGAAATGCAAATAGCCAGCATGTATGTTGATCGTCTAGCACAAAACTTTTTAGATAACCAGTTCCTTGCCAGCATATTTGACATGATAGGTAATGGACTAAGTGAAAACTTTTTAGCAGAAATTGATACTGTATTACCTGACTATAAAAAATCTAGCGGCATTGTTGCTCTCAAAGATGATATGACTGTTAGCCTATGTCGAGATAGTGGCAGTGACATTCAGTGTGTTACAACACCGTTGACACAAAACTCTACAATATATCAAACTCAGGGATCATTGGAGTTTAAGAATCGTGTTAATCAAGGCAACAATACTATTATTACCATAGTACAAAAATAATGAAACGTCTACTACAGTTCTTATTCTTATTAACTGTATGTGTTAGCGCATACAGTCAAGCATCTGGGTTAGCTGACTTAAAATTTGGCTCAGCACAGATAGCAGATAGCCAATGGAATGTTCAGGCCTGTACCCAAACGGCAACTTGCCAAATCTATAGTAAGAATCCCGGAACAGCATATAAGATTCCGTGGTGGAGTGGACAACTGACTTGGGCCGCCGGAGATTACGTTAAGTTTAAAACAACCGGTGATTCTACAAATCCGTGGGAAGCAATACAGTATACCACTAACGGAACACAAAAAGCAGTAATGGGCACTGGACATATTGTTAACATGGGCAACGACTATTTTTTCTTTGTAGGTAATGATAATGACACCGGTCAGTTGTTTAGTATGACTCAAGGATTTGCTAATACTAGTGGCGTTACATGGACAGGTACTCTAAATCCCACTGTGGCACAAACTAATGCATACGCAACTAATGGTAGTACAACTCCATTAGCCGCAGGGCAAACTGCCGCGCCACCTCCGCCTGCAGGTCCTACGATAGAAGGCGGAACTATAACACAGACTAATGCTCCTGCCAATCAGACTTTTACCAGTGGTGGATCAAGTTCAGCTGGACCTACCTCTTCTCAGACAACAAGATATAATGCATGGAATAACGGTGTCCAAGCGCCTGACAACTATTTGTATATTGAGCAAGTAGGCGGAAATTATAACACAGTTAACATTACACAATCTGGTGTAAAGAATACTATGGATCTTGGTATTAACGGCGGATCAAATACTATCAATGCTACACAAACTGGTGCAAACTATTTAAATGCATTGGTACAAGGTAATACTAATGCCGTTACTAGTTTGCAAACTAACACTAGTGGCACACATTATCAAGAAACAAAGATAATGAACGGTAATAACAATACTATAAGCACAATACAAAAAGACAACGGCAATAGTTTAATGTTTAATACCGTTACAGGTAATAGCAATACTATTACAGCAGTACAAGAGGGTGCCGGAAATCATTACTTAGAAAGTAAATTATTAGGCAATGGAAATAATGTTACAGCCAATCAGTCAGGCTCAACTGGTAACAAAGCCAATATAGATTTAACTAATGCAGGCGGATCATCTAGCGTTGACTTACAACAGTCAGGCGGCAAATCATTTACCATAATTCAAAGTTGTACCAATCCAGCAGGGTGTAGCACAGTAATTCGACAGTGAGGACCATAAAATGTATTCATCATTTAGACAAATAGAGTATGAAAGAAAAAGACAACAAGAAAAAGAATCACTACAGCGTACCAGACTTATCCAAGGCATAATATTAGCACCTATTATGTTTTTAGGTTGGTTTCCT